CAATAAGACAAGAGCCTGTATCTGCATCAGTAGCACCACAAGGATTTAAACAGCTACCTAAAATGATTTTTAAAGAAGGGGAAAGTTTTTTTCGTATACAGTTAAGAAGTGCTTTAGGTAGTGCTTATGAAATAGCAGGAACAACTAATCCAAAAGATGCATTTTATAAAGATGTAAGAGATAAAGATGGAAATAAGATATACTCTGAAACTTCTATAAGGGGAGATATAGCACCTACTTCATTTAAAAGACGAGATAGAACTACAGTAGAAGAGCTTGTTCCTGAAATAACTCCAGAAGAAGCCAGAAAAAGAACAAAAGAAAACGAAACATTTAAATATGGACTAGCTATGCGACAAAAAGCACAGCAAATATATAACGATACTCCTAGACTGCAAATGCCTGAGAATATGGTAGAATTAGAAGGTGTTGGTATGATTTTAGAGCCACAGTTTTGGGCATCTCTTATTGGTCAACAAATACCTCAAATGATTCTAACAACAGGTGTAGGTTTTGCTACAAGTATTGCATCAGGTGGTAATATAGTTGCAGGTACAGCAGCAGCTATGGCAACAACAGGATTATTAGAAGGTGGATTAGCATATGATGAGGCAAGAAAATATGGACTAGAACCTGATGAAGCAGATGATGTTGCTATGACAGTTGGAATGTTTAATGCATTAATTGAAAGTGCGCCATCAGGAATGTTATTAAAGAAACTTGGAGTAGGGAAAGGATTAGAAAAAGAGTTTGTTAGAAAATTAATTGAAAAAGGAGCTCTTAAACAAAAGACAAAAGAAACATTTGCACTAGCAATAACTGAATCAGCGACAGAATCATTACAGGAATTTGTTAATATATATGCAGAATTGCAATATTTAGAAGAAAATGATTTGCCATTACCAAAAGATTTAAACAACAGAATCTTACAAAGCGGTTTGAGCGGTTTCTTTATGGGTAAATTTTCAGGTGCAGTATCTTCTAATTTTAGTATAAATAGACAAATAGGAGATGTTAAGGCTTTAGATGCTGTAGTAAATGCACTAGAAAATAATAATTTAAATGAGTTAGATAATAAAACAGCACTTAGAGGATATTTACAGCTAACAAAAGAACAAAAAGAGCAATACGGAGTAACTGAAAAAGCACTTTTAGAGTCTATAGGCAGAGAAAAGATTGATGATGTAGCTACAGAAATTAAAAATGACATAAGAAAAGAAAAAGGTATAGACAAAGATTCTCCTGTAGGACCTATGGTTCAAATAGATGATGATAGCTATGTTAATACAGAAGATATTATAGACTCACAGGTAGATGAAATAAAAAATAGTAATATTGAAGATACAAACATTGAAGATTTTGATAAAAATACAGATGACGAAGCTAAAAGATTATTTACATCAGCTGATTTAGATTTGATTAACAACTTTGGTGGTACGATTATAGAGGGTAGTAAAGCATCTAAACAAGTTCTTGAGAATGAAGTAGGCAAAGAGTTTACTATAAATAACAAAAAATACGAGCTAATTAAAACAGATAATGATTATGTTGTACAACCTGTTCAAGAGAAGAAACAACAAGGCGATACTCAAACTACAAAAGAAACTACACAAAAAACTGTAGAACAAACTTCTGATAAAACACAAGATACTACTAAAGATGTAGACCCTGTTCAAAGTTTAGAGCAAGATTTAAATGATGATGCGAAAAGAAAAAGAATAATAGAAAATGAATCTGTACAAAGGTCTATACCGTATCCTGAAGTAAAAAAATTAGCTGAAAAATTAGGAGTTTCTATTGCAGATACTCAACAGACTACGGTAAAAATAGACGACAAACTAAATGACGATGAAAGCCTTATGTTACTTGTAGACATGAGAAACCAAAAAGGAAAAACATTAAAAGGATATGACAAAATACCTACAAGTACAAAGCAATTTAGAACTTTAGCAAGAAAATTACAAAATTATATTGATAAAAATGATTTTAGTGAAAATGACCAAGTAATTGAGAATGTAGATATTGCAAATGAAATTATTGATGAAATGGATATTATATTACAAAGCAGAAATCAAAGTTTTGATGATAATTTTAATATTATAACAGAAAAAGTTACAAAAGACAAAAGAGTAGAATTATCTAAATCTGATTTACTAAAAAGAATATCAAATAAAATTGCAGAAAATCAAAAAGAAAAAGTCGAAAAGGACAAAAAACGACAGGAAGAAAAAGATTTAAAACAATTTAAGGAAAACTTACCAACTAAAAGCGATGTTGATAAATTAACAAAAGCAAATTATAAGTCTGAATTAAAAAAAGCTCTTGAAGCTGTAATATTTGCAAGAGAACAAAATAAAAAAGGAAAAATATCAAAGAAAAATCTTATCGCAGCAGAAAATAATTTAACAGTATCTAAGCAGGTAGCTAAAGATTTTATAACTCCAAAAGAAATTAATGCATTAATTAAAAAATATAAAGCTGAAATTAAAAAGTCTAAAGATAAACCTAAAACTAAAAAGAAAATTGTAAAGAAAATTGCAAAGAAGAAGGATGACTTTATAGTTGAACAACCTAAAGCATACAATGAAATTAGATTTAAATCTACATATAAAGGCAAGTCTGAAGACCGAATACATCGTAAGAAAGATGATGGTAGTTGGGAGTTTGAAGTTCTTAATGAAGAAGGTAATTTAGAATTTGTCCCAATAAAAAACAAGGCTATCATAGCAAAAGCTAATAAAAAATTAACAACTAAAGACAAAGATATAGAAGATGCTCAAAGAAAAATAGATGAGCAAAAAGACGAAGAAGCAAAAAAAGATATGTTTGATTTTCTCGTAGAAGAATACAAGGAAACAGGAGGTGGTGAATTTGCATTTATGGGGATTACGCCACAAGGATTGAAGATGTTAAAAAATCTTGCAATAGCTATAGGAAAGAAAACATATGGCTCTGTGTTTAAAAGGGGAGACAATTCATTTGCTATTGATTCAAAGATAAATCTTATGTCTATAGCAGGAATAGATATAATAAGAAAGGGAGCTAAAAATTTAAAACAATTTAAAAATGAAATGGTAAATAAGTTTGACAACTCTGTAGTAAGATATATTAAAAAAATATACAAAGGTTCTAAAGATTATTTGCAAAGAATTTTTAAAGGAAATCAAAGACTTGAAAGAGACCCACAAGAATCTATATCAAAAGCTAATAAAAAAGACCTTAAACCTGTATCTAAATCAAATGAATCTTATCTCATTAGTGAGTATGCGGTTCCAATAAGCGAAAGATTAGATAAAATAGACCCATCATTAAAGAAAGCTTTGATTGATTATCAAAGAAATATAGATTTTTTTGTAAGAGATATGAATAAACTTATAGCTCCTTTCTTAAAAAAATATAAAAAATTAATATTAGAAGACCAACGTATTATAGACCAAGCATTGTACACAGGAGAATTAGAGGGAATAAATAAAACTTTAGATAAATATGATTTAAGAGAAGAATATCAAGACGTAAAAGAAGCTATGGATACTATATATGAAAAAGGTATTGAGGCAGGTCTAGATATAACATATTTAGAAAATTATTTTCCTAGAAATGTTGCAAATTATGGTAAGTATTTTGATTATCTATATCAAGAAGAAATGCAAGACAAGCCTGAAGTTTTAGCAAGTATAAAAAGACAGTTTGTAAGAAAAGAAAAAGAACTTAAAAGAGATTTGACAGAAAATGAAAAAGTAAGAATTATTAATAAAACAATGGAATCTTTTAGAAAAATGCCTGGAGTTAAAAACAAAAACTTTAGAACTGTTGGAATAATTGACGATAATAATGTAAAATTTTATGAGATGGGAAATGTAAGTATTTCATCATACATACAAAATATGGCTAGACAAATAGAAAAACAAAAATTCTTTGGAAAAAATGTAGATATTGATGGAGACTTGACAAGGTCAATAGGTAACGTAGTCAATAAACTATTAAAACAAGATAAAATAACTGAGAGCCAAAAAGAACAAGCTAAAGCCATACTCCAAAGTTATTTTAATAAAAAAATAAGTGACCCTAAAGTACAATTTTTAAGAAGAGTATCTTATATGGCTACTCTTGGACAGGTAACAAGCTTTTTAGGAACTACAAGTGAGCTTGGTTTGACTGTAGGAGAATTTGGATTATTTAATTTTGCAGGAACTGTAATTGACAAGATGAGAGGGAAGAAACAAATAACTATAGAAGATATAGGAATAGAAAATATATCTCAAGACATTATAGATGCAGGAGATTGGGACAGCAAATCTCTTAAAAATATATTTAAATGGACAGGTTTTGCTAAGGCAGATAGATTATTAAAAGAAGTGTACATAAATACAGCTATAAAATCTTTTCAAAAACAAGCAAAGCAAATAGGTAAAACTAATGAAATAACAGGATATGATAATTACTCTAAAAAGAAATACAAAATGCAGCTTGAAGAAATATTTGGCACAGATGACCAAGGCAATTTAAACTCTAATGTGGTTCAACACTTGCAAGATGGAGTAATTTCAAATGATGTATTAACATTAGCATATTCTAAACTTTTAGAAGTTCAACCTGTAGCTGATTCTGAATTAACAACAGCATATATGGATTCTCAAGGATACTATAGATTGTGGAGTCAGTTAAAAACTTGGCAGATTAAAATGTTTAGTTTTCAAAAAAGAAAATTAGTTAAAAATTTAAAAATGGCAAAAGGTCCTGTGCAAAAAAGTCAAGCTATTGGAGATAGTTTAAAAACAGTTGCTTGCTTAGCACTTGCAGGAGCAGCAGGAGACGAAATAAGAGATTGGTTTAAAGGAGAAGAAAATCCATTTAAAGACCATGTTTTAGATAATATTCTTTCTTTAATATTTATCTCTAACTATAGAATGGAAAGAATAAAGAAAACAAAAGATGTAAGGGGTATTTTTGATTCTATTTTAAGTATAGCTTCTTTATCAACTCCACAAACTATAATAAATGATGCAATGTTGTGGGGAGCTTGGTCTTCTAGTATAACTCCAATAAAATTAGATGACAACGAACATACAGTATACTATGGCACAAAATCAGTAAGACATCTTCCGATTGTTGGCAGTTTCTTGTATTATGGGCATCCTGGAATACCATATTTATTAGACAGGTATAAAGGAATGGGTGGACATAAGTCATATGTTAACAGAAAAATAAAAGAATTTGAAGACCAAATGAGTCTTGATATGTACACTATTTCAACTAATACTAGAGAAGAACTTAATGAAATTCAAAATAATTTAAGACTAACAAAAGAGCAGCATGCTTATCTAGAAAAATTAATAATAGAAAAAGTAGAAATAGATGAGTATGAAACAAAGGAAAGACAAAGAGAGTTTGATGAACTTAAAGAAAAATACCAAAGCAAGCCATCAAAAAAGTCTAAAGTAAAGAAAAAAGGAAGAAGAAGAGTAGGTATTTAGATGGATTCGTTAGGTTCAGGTATCATTATCTGATGATACTCTGCACACCACCTAGTAATTCTTTCAAGGTATTCAGTAAAATCCTCAACAGATAGCTTAGTAGTAGACTGTACATTAAATCGTTGTTTAAAGTCAGAATGTATTTCATCTTTAGTCCAGCCTCCATATGTTTCATCTTGCATAACAGTTCTTATAACAACACCCCAATAGTATTTGTTTTGCCAATGAGTCCTTGATGAAACTTCTGTAACTGTAATATCAACTTCGCCAGGGATTGTCTTAATAAAATCAATAAAAGATTGTTTGTTATAAAAGCTGAGTATCTGATTTTCTTTATCTACTCTAGCTCTAAATGATTTAGTCTTTAACAAAATACCTCCTTAATATTGTGTGTGCTTCTTTCCATAAGTTTATACGATATTTATCTTCAAACTTTCTAAAACCATAGGCATGTCTTTCTGTGTGATGAACCCTGCAGAGGGGGACACAAGAATAATCGAGGATGGTATTAGTTATTGTATCCCCTCTCCCTGCCAAACCTCTATGAGATAAATGGTCAGGGTCAACAGGAGTCTGCCCACACACAAGACAAGGTAAAGATTTTACTTTTTGGATGTAGTCTTTCGTGTCCCTGATATCTTAGCCTCTTTATTTTTCTTTTCTATATGTTTAGATAAACCATCAAGGTCTCCTTTGTATTCAACATAATCATTTACAAGTTGAAATAGTTTACCTTGATAATCTTGGAGCTTGTGCAACTCCATCAAAAGATAATTTAATCTTTGTGTTATTTCTTTATTGGTTATTTTAGTAGGTTTTGTTTTCATTTTTTATTTTTTCCTTTTCTATAAATATAATTATTAAATATATCTTTAGAAAACATCTCGTAATACCACCATCCGTTATAAGCAGGTGGCAAAGCTTTGAACTTATTTAGTTCTTCTTGTCTTCTATTGTAAACCTTTTTAGTTTTATCATCGTTAGATTTTTTTCTACCACTATTTTCTCTTGATGGAAACTGAGCTAATTTGACTTTTTTCTCTTCCATTACCCTCCTCTTTTTATCGTATTCCAATGTTTCTTACCAACCTCTCGCATAGCACATTTTTCACATACAATGTGTGTTGTCTTATAACCATCAGGATATAAGTGTTTAAATAGCATTTCCCATTCATAAGAGTGTCTAGGGATATGAGCACTACAGGTTTCACATTTAACATTTGTTTGACCTAAATACTTTACAACCACTTGTTTCTTTTATTTGTAGTTTTCTTAACTTTATTTTTAGAACCTTTAGGTCTTCCTCTTTTTTTTTTAGACTTAGGTTTTTCTATATCAAATCCCATAAAGTTTTTAAATCTTTTTAACTCTTCTTGTGTTGCTATCATTTTTTTCTCCTATTTTTGTTTCTTATTTTACAACAATCTTTACATTGATAAGAATAACCACTTAAAGCTTTCGAACTTTTATAAAACATATCTAAACTTTTAATTTTTTTGCAAACAGAACAACTTTTTTCTGTCATATTTTTATATTTTTCAATTAATTCTAGTTTTTTCTTTGCTTGCCTTATTTTTGCTTTATCAGATAGATTCTTTTTTTGTTCAGGAGTTAATTTTTTACCATAATTTGGGTTTAGTTTCCCTACCCTGCCATACATGGCATTGTTTTTTCCACTATTTGCTTTACTTAATTTTTTCCTTGTAGCTTTTGTTATGGGAGGTCTAACTCTGTTTGCCATTTTTTTAATTACTTCAGGCTCTTTCCATCTTCTTTTCATCGTTTCGCTTTTTCTTTTTCTTACTTCTTCTGTTTGTACATAATCTGAATTTTTTTGAGCTTCACTCATATTCTTTCTTGTTTCTTTGCTATGTTTATATCCAAACAAAGGATTAAGCTCTCCAACCCTTGACTTCATAAAATCTATATATGATTGAGGTTGTTTTTTACCTGTATTTGCAACAACCATTCTTTTTCTACAATCTTTGTTGATTTTATAAGTAATATTACCTGTTGTACAATTATATCCAACATCAGGATTATTAGCATCATATTCTTTAATTAAGTTTTCTTTTAAATTATAAGCAGATTTTTTAGTTAAATTATTTTTTATTTTATTTAAAATAAAATTATCTCTTCCATATTTAACTATAGCTTTCTGTATTGGTGATTTTATTTTTCTGTAATTTGGATTTAGTTTATGTTTTCTTTCTGTCATTTTTGCATGTGAACATAATACTGAAAAAGCAGAATTTAATCTTTTACTTGTAACGGAAAAATATATTTTACCATTTATTTTATTTGTTATTTTATAAATTAACATTTTCTCTCCTATTTAAAAGTGTGAGCAGGTAGTTGTGAGGAGTATAATATTGCTATACATTATTGGCGTTCATCGAAACGTACCTGCTCTAAGTTATATCCCTGCTATAGTCTTTGTGTCAGAAAGATAATATCTAGAGCTACAATAATCCTTTTTATCCAAAAAACTATTGTGATTCTATCTACCATAACAGGGAATCTTATGTCGAGTATCAAAACAGGTCGAAAGGATGAGAGTATGAAAAATAAAAACAACTCTCAAAAGACCCAGTCTGCTCTCGCGATAACAGCTCTCTACTCGACAATTAAAAATTTAACTGTCCATCATTTGACATTAGTTTATACTCTGCAAATTTTTCTTTTCCTATATCTGTAATATCGTGCCCTTCTCCTCGAAGATTGTGTATAATTGCACTCAATCTCATACCCATACCATTATTTAATGCTTCCAATGGTGTAAGTGTTCTACCTCTTTTTAGCCAATTTAGGACTCTTTGTTTTTGTGTCATCTTTATCTCCTTTTATTTTCCAATATTCTATTTCGGTTCTTGGTTTATTCGAATATATCTTCCTTGCCTCTAATGTACTTATAAAACAATCATCATCCCATAACATACCTTGCAATGAATCCATAACAAACTTTGCCAGATTATCTATGTCTGGTTTTACAATATGTATACTTGGAGAGTTGTCTTTTAATAAGTGTTTGAATTTGCCTGTTCTATAATGTATTTTAGGTCTAGGCATATAAAATGTCAATGATAAAGAGATAGCTCCTTTAGATAGCTTTTTTAAGCCTAATTTAGCTATTTCCTTTTTAAACTTTGTCTTATCTTTGGAAGATGGGTCGTAATTTCTAATTCTACCTTTTTGAAACGTGTGCCGATGTCTTTTTTGTGAAACAGGTTTACCAAAAACTACGACATAACCATCTTCATTAGAGACTACTGTCTCTTCCTTGGAGGAGTGAAACATTTTATATTTTTTGTGCTTTCATCTATATCCCATCTATTGTTTTGTACATTCCATGTAACATTACAACTTTTTTTAGGAACGAAATACTTAACAATAGATATACCTTCGTTAACTCTTAAATAACTAAACTTTAAATACCACTTCGTACAAGAGGGACATATCTTTCTTGGCTTCCCATAAGTAGGAAAGTCTTCGTAGTAGTATATGCCTTTTTTTATTCTTGTATTGGGTTCGTATTTTTGCCAACACACATCACAATATTTGCAATAAAATATAATATGAGGTGCTGCAGGCAATTTAAAGTCCTAATCTATCACTCACCTTGTTTACTTTAGTGTTTAGCTCTGACAATTTATCATAAACATCTTTAAAGGCTTCGTGAACATTCTCTGCCATAGTCTCTAAAGCGACTTTGATATCTAAAACTTCTAAAGAAACATCTTTTTCTTTAGGCTTTGATTTTTCTTTTGATTTAATTTTTTTATCTGACATTATATTTTCTCCATATCTATCCTATCAATCTTTGGAACTAAAGAATTATATCTCTGTACAACATTGTATACTAATTTTTCTGTAATAATTGTTCTGTATAAGCCAAACTTAGATGCTTTGCCCATATTTTTGAGGTAATACTCTATCATATCTGTATAAACAGACACTATTGTATCGTGTGTATTAGGATGCAAAATTATTATCTATTCTATTTATTTCTTTGAGTGTTTGAATTGCAATATTTATTTGTCCACTTTCAATTATAGCTTTCAATCCTTGAATAGCTACGTCGCATTGTGCATTTCTTTTTTTCATTTTTTTTATCATAGACTCATAATCTTCAATTATTTTTCTATCAGTTATCATAACCTCTTGTCTTTTTTTGTTATCAATGTATGTTTATTATTCATCACTATCCCTGCTATCCTGCTCTTAATCCTAGCATCATCGTATGGTAATTTACCAATACTTAGATTAGATGTAAAACTCAAATATAACATATTCTCATATCTGTAATTTACCATATTTGACAACAATTCCAAGGACATATCAGATTTTATCTCACCTGCTACGTCATCTACAATCAATTTTCTCTTCGTTTGAAGCTCTAAAATTATAGATTCTTTATCCTTAAATGATGCATTTTTATACCTTGAACAGATTTCAGGAAAATAAATAACTACAGGCTCTCCTACTCCCTTGTTTATACATTCAATCATATATGCATAAACATAATGTGTCTTTCCTCTACCTGGTTCTCCATGCAGGTAGAATGATTTGCTTGGGTCTATAGGTATAGACTTGTCAAGCTTAGAGTTTAGATACATTCTTGGTACTACGTTAGCTACTTTTTCATTTATCCTTCTTGTCTCTTCATTTTCAAGCCATACTCTATATTCTTCATCGCTTACAACAGAGTCTTTCATTCTATCTTCAAAAGATTTTATAACATCTTTTAATGTTTGACCTCTAGAGTTCTGCATATTCATCTCCTGCCTTTATAGGTGTATAGCCTTTGGTTGATTGATTCTCCTGCACCCTCCTATTCCAATTACCACTAGCACTCTTCCAATTTTTCATTGGACTCTTTCCTACTTTCCAACCTTTAGATTCATAAAAGTCAAAGAATTTTTCTGCTTCATAGTTCGCATTGTGATAGTTTCTTTCTACAAAATAATGTTTACATTCATCTAATGTAGGTTTTTTAAAACTTGTGCTTTTAACTTTAACCTTATCCTTATCTTTAACTTTATCCTTATCTTTATCCTTATCTTTATCTTTAACCCCTAAAGAAGGGTTGTTTAAGGGTTCATTAAGGGTTGATTCTATAATACCATATTTTTCTAAAATCTTTATTACAGATTTATGTGCATTAACATTAGGATTAAGAGTTCCATATTGAAAATCTATAAAGTCCTTGATGAAATATTTTTTATCACTAATCATGGTTACTTGCTTTGCAAAAGATTTAGGAAGGCTATCTTCTTGGAAGCCAACCAAAATTTTAGTCAGCTTCCAATTTACTTCCCATATACCTGCGTGGTCGCAAGTATCTAACATATATAACCATAGTTGTCTTTCATCAGAAGTTAAGTCCATAAACCAAGATTTATACCACTTGTTAGTGTCTGTAAATCTTTTAGCCATATGTTCCTCCTCTCTATTTACCAGGGTATATCGTTATTATCCTCTAATGGTGTTTCTACTTTCTTAAACTTTTCCATATCATCAGGATGAGTAGCAGAAATAGATATCAACTTTCTATCTTCCCCGTCTTTTTGGTATGGTCTAGTCCAAGCAGATAGTGAATACTTAACACCATTTATTTGAATGTTGCCTGTAAAATTAGGTTGTTTATCGTTAGGGTCGTTACGATTCTTTTTTGAGTTAACAAAAAGTACACCTCTTTTTTCATCATCATATTGTTTATTCATTATAATATGTCCTCCACGGGTTGTGCCTTAATTGGCTTTTGTCTTGTAGATTTAAGTGCTTGTTTTTCTTTTTTAAGTCCAGCACTATTTTTTGCTTTTGGTTTCCTTGTGTCAAGTTCGGGGTCATCTCCCGTTGGTAGCATAAATGTCTTCATAAGAAAGTATTTAAATCCACCCGTCTTGGCTTTGTAGAGACCTTTGTCTCCCTTGTCTTGACCTTGACCTGCCCAAGGAACTTCTACCTTTTCTCCTGTTTCACAACATACGAGAGTTATAGTCATGTCTATGTTAGTAATAGTATCGTTATATTCCACCTTGGTTACTGATGGTATAGCAATAATACTATATTTTATGAACTTCTCTCTATATATAGACAGAAGGTTCTTATCTGTAGCATAGTTGTAGTTGTGAAATGTATTCGTACCATCTTTTTGTACGTAGTTTACTTCTTCCATTATCTTTAATATTTTGTTGACTAAAGACAATGGTGGTTTTACTATTTTTTCTTGCATTATTTACCTCTTTTTTTTGTGATAATAGTTTGTATATTATCTGTGTGATAACATCTTTATATCTTCTGTAATGGAGTAAGTTCGATACCTCTTTCTTGCTCCATTACTCCTCCAAATTTATAATCATAATTTCAGAATCCAAAGTAAAATGTTATTTTTATTGTGTGCATTTGTTTAACTTAAACCTATGAAATCCAGCAAAAAAGCCTACACACTAACGATTATATATGATTCCAAAACAGGTGAAATAGAGTATGCTGAAGAGTCGATTGAAAAACTTAAACTAGAGAAGAAATCTTCTTTTGAGTTAAAAGATATTCAAGACGATGACCTTCAACAAATACTCAAAGACACATCAATCATTGGAGAGAGTTAGATTTATTCTATAAATTCTAACAGACTTTTTATCATTTGACTTTCTATATGTAAACTTTCTCTTGTGACGCGTTCCATAATTATGTACTGCTACACAAGCTCTATGCACATCTTCTTCAGAGCCTTCTATTAAAATAGAATCTCCTATACTCATCTTGTCAAATGGATACTTACGTCTCCAATGGTCTGTTATTGGTTTAGAGTTTTGTTCTATTTGTCCTATCTTCATTAGAATGATACCTCCACATTTTTATTTTCTAAATTAATATATAAAGATGACGGAAACATACTATATCTGTTTGTTTCTATATAGTGATTAATGTTATACTCATCGCAATTAAAATCAATATCAAGTATGTTTTCATCTTCGTCCCGAATAGATACTCTGACATTAGTAACTCTTATATCAAAAGATTTGATGCCATAATCCTTGGTTTGTATAGATAACTCCCAATCTACCAATGCCGAGTCAATAGTATCGTATCCTTTAAATATAGAGCCATTAGAACCCTCGAGTCCTTTGTATTTATCAAGATGTAATAAATCACTAAAGTCTATATCTATACCTCCTACGTTTGATTTGAATGTAAATTTACCTTCGCTCATAGTACTGGCAATACCTCCTCTTTGTTTTTTGTTAAGCAAGTTAATACACCACCATCATTACCTTCATCGTCACACATAGCAATGACTCGTGTACCATTATCTAATATGAATGTTATGGGTCTTTTGTGCCACATATAATTGTCACACTCATCTTGTCCCATATATTCTACTCTTACAATTTGTCTACCAAGCAAAACACTTTCTGCTTTTTTAGTCCATCTTGTTGTTAACTCTTGACTATTCATTTTTCTCCTCTAATTTATCTATTAAGTTTGACAAGTCATCAAGACTTTCTATTGCTAACCTTAATGTATTAAAAGCATTGTCTATGTTGCTAACTGCTTCTTCTAATTCTCCTTCAACATTTTCAATGTTTGTCTTTACATTATCTCTTATGTTTATTAGATTTTTTTTCACTTAACCCTCCATACTCTAATTGCTTTAGGGTTTGAACTAACACCATCTAGTGTATGTACTGCAAATCTCATATTTAATGACTTTTTAGAATTAAGGTTGTACATAAATTGCCTTACTTCTTTAGCTTTAAAATTTGGTGTATTGCCATTAATCTTAAAACTATCGCCTACCTCCATATTGTACACAAAGTTATATTTCCCGTGACTACGTCTGCCAGGATATACTATTGGTGGTATTGGTATATTTTTCTCTATTGTTATTACGTTTGTTTCTATTGCAGGTAGTATTCTCATACTTTTCTCCTTTTTTTTGTTTTTATTATTGTAAATTTTTGATTTGTTATGTTTTTATTTACGGATAGTTAATATCTATTATATTCTCACACAATTTACCACCTTGTGCTATTGGATTACCCATAAAAGCATTGCTCTCCTCTTCTACATTCATATCGAATTGTAGAGACGGATATCTTGCACTTACTTTCTGTAGCCATTCCAAGGGTGGACACCAAGGTGTTTCAAAGTGTATATGAACCTCTCCATACTCTGAATCATCTTCTACATTGTGAGTATTGGCATCCCACTTGCATCCCCAATTATTTATGCTCCAAGTATACCAATCTTTCGCACCATATTTTTTAAGGTTGTCTTCTGCTATTTTCTTTTCTTCGTCAGTTCTTGGTGGACTTGTTATGTCAAGAGATTTAGGTCGTGGAACAGAACCTTGAAATGTCAATTCACATTCGTCTTGTTCTCCTGTAACATTACCATCATCATCGTATATCTTTTTCTTAATAATGTTTTCTTTGACAAACTTTTTTAATTCTTTTCTAGATTGAACATCTTGTGGGTTATTGTCCTCTTTTATCTGCTCATCAGATAGTTGGCTCTCATCTCTTACTTTTAAGCTATTATATGTCCAATTAGGCATTACTTACCTCCTTTTGTTAAGAATGATGGGTGTACATTAAATACCCTAAATTTGTTGTCAAGGTCTTGTACTTTAATATTTTTTCTCATTATATCTTTTACCATACCATTGACAATTTGTCTTTTAAATTCAAAGTTTACTTTGTCTCCAACACTAAACTCGTTTTTCTTTAAGTGTGCTAAAGCATTTCTTCTGTGCTTAACCGATTCTATTATGGTATCTAATTGATTTTTGTCCATTGACAATATTTGTGATTGAATTGAATTAATATTCATTCGTTCTCCTTTTCTTTTTTTTAGTTTCTGTATGGATTGTCTTTTGAGAACATTACAAATTTAGACTTTGGGTCTATATTGTCGTACTCACAAGCTTTTTTCCATTGTTTTACTACGTGTTCTATGTATAATTCTCTTAACATTTTATCCGTTTCTTCTTCGGACATTTCATTCATTCTCTACCTCCATAAGGTCTTTAGATAAAGATGCTGGGTTATGTGTTGGGTCTTTAGCCATTGCAAGTAATTCGTGCAGTCTTTTATTGGCTTTTATTAGTTTGTCGATAATAGATTTAAGATTTTCAATATCTTTTTTATACTCATCTAAATCGTGTTGTAATTCACATATTAACAAATCATTGTCTTGACTCATTATAATCTCCTTCTATTAATTTAAATAAATCTCCATCTACAAATGCTATTTGATTTTTTTGCTTTTTACGTCTTCTTACTAACTCTGCAACATAATCATCATCATTTTGTCCATTAGCATATCTTTTATTAATGGTGTCTATAAGTTGTTTGTTATTGAGGTGTTTAAACATATTTCTCCTATTGATTGACTATAAATATCTCATTACCTTCCATCATATTGAGATAATTTCTTGTTATTCTGTTTTTAAACAGATGTTTATAATGTGAGAACTTTCCATCTCTATATTCTTTTTTAGTTCCCATATACATATACTCATCTATGCTTACTCTATTGTCTGTTATGCTATTAAATACTTTAAATAACACATCAGATTTATCTTTGCCCCAAAACTCCATATCAGCTAACATATTCATTAATACTTCCTCCTCTTATTTGTAGCTACGTTGTATATAAATATTATTACTCCAAACAGATACACCATTATAAATAATTTTAAGTATGTTAAATCTGTTCCAATGATGTAAGCATCATATACTATTGTGATTAAGTGATAACATAACAATATAAAAACTAATGGTATGTATTTCAAAGTGAAATATATCAAGGTTTGTAACATTTTCCCCCCTTTTTAAGGTGTTCTATAAGAGCATTATGCTCTTCTTTAGTTAGTTGATGTTTACTTTTTTTCATAGCACCTCCTAATCAAGTAAAACTTGATATGCTTTTATGTTATTTTTAATAAACCAAGTAATGCCTTTCTGCATTTGTTCATACATTCCAAGACGTTCAAATCCCATAAGGCAATCATATACTGCTACCTCTTCGGGTGTTAGTTTTATGCTCCCAAATCCGAATCTGTTTTGTATAACCTCTGATTCTTCTCCTATCCATAGGTCGGGATATGGTAATTTAGTTTTTTTCATTTTTACTCCTTTGTCTTTTATTAATACACGTTGAACATAGCTCATCTCCATATGAGTCTATGTGATAAGCATCTTGCTCTTCACAATCTACACAAGAGCCTCTATTCATTTAATACCTCTCTTTATTATATCATTAAGTTGCTCGTACACTTTTTGTTTACTACCTTTAAGGTTAAACTCATCTTTTATCATTTTATAACAACTTGTTCCACGTCTTTTCATACCTCTCATTTCAAGTTTCAAACCTGCACGTAGTGTTAAAAGTCTAAATGTGTTTATTTGTTTCGGGTTATTTATTATCATTTTATCTCCTCATAGATATGTGTTGTTGTATCTGTCTTGGTGTAGCATTTCAAACAATCCATACAAGCACCAAAACAATTTGTTTTGTTATCTTTCTTACTTTGTACTATAAACACCTTGTCAAAGTGTTTAGGTAATTCTATTTCTGCATCTAATCCCAAGGCAGAATAAACCAATATAAGGTTGTCGGGCTTACCAAACTTTTTAATAGCCTTGTTGACAATGTTGGTTCGTTTAGTCCACAATGTAAAGGTTGTATTAGGGGACATAGTACACAACTTGAATAAATTCAAGCAATGATTTTCGTTAATAAGTTCTCCGTGAGAAGAGAATCGAACATATAACGCGTTCGGTGGTTTTGGTAGGTACTCCCGAGGGTGTACTTTTCTACTCAAAAATTCCCCGTTTATCTTCCAAGGCTCACGGCAACTTTTTCTGTGCCTAGTTAGCATAGATATGCTATAACAACTCCCACAAATGGAATCTTTCTTTTTGCTCATTGCTTCGCAAAACTTGTTATCCAAGGGGGACGTATTTAGTGACGGGATTCCCTTTAGTTTACCCGTCATTACAGACCATTTCATCATATTACACCTCCGTTTGTTTTGTGCTAATGGTAGGATTCGAACCTACAAAGGGTTACCCCGTCGGTTTTACAGACCGATTGCTTTTCCCGATTGCATACATTAGCATTTTAAAGCTATGCTTGGACTTTTCTGTCCTTACGCGTTCCAAGAATGTAGCCTTTTGTTGGCTCGTCTCGGTTTGATTCTTCTTGCTCTCTGTATAGAGCATAGTCTACTTTACCATTTAATACGTCTTCGATTGTATACATTTGTTTTCCTTTTCTTTTTTTGTTTATTGCTTGTCGATAGTGAGGATTTGCACCTCAAATAAACGTAGTTTACCCAAGTTTATTTTGTACTGAACCTATCGATTGAGTTGTGCCTTGCTTAGCTAAGTGGTAAGACCTTGACGGACTCTCGAGGGGAAACTCCCGAGTCTGCATCTATCCCTCTGACTCATTGGGACACATTGCTCCTTTCGCAAGGGACTCACGTCCTAGTTGCTCATCGTAGATATGAGGGTCTACGGATTTCTTCTGATTCGCACGGGTTCGGATTGGTATGGTGGTCGACTCCCCCGTCCTTGGACAGGTGGCTTCGTTCCTAAAGTGTGGACTACGTCCACTTCGACAATACACCCAAGTCGTTTGCCTTACTATACACCTCCTACGTGTTCGGTGACGTGCTGTCGATGCTCGTAACCTACTTGTCCTCGGTGTCCCCTCGACGTGGGGATTCAGGCTTTTTCAGAGATACTACAGGTCATAGTATCAGAAGAAAATATTTCAAAAAGCGTTGGTTGATTGCTCAACCTACCATAACATACAAACAACCTACACTCAATACCATAACTTTTTTATTTCTCCGACGAGAAAAAAATTATTAAGTATAAAATTATGTAGTAGAGAATAAACCCTATTAGTAACGGGAATAGTAACCCTTAACGGGTCAAATACGGGTCAAATCATAGGGCATAAAAAAAAAGATTCATTGCCTAAAGGAATACGCGCGTTCAATAAACGACAAAAAACAGGTCCTTCTTCGCGTTTCGCACGTATACACACGCGTAGGGCAACCCGTCAGGCAAAAAAAATCAAAGATAACGCAAATCCGTACGCAAAACGCGCGCGTGGGGGTGCGGTTCTATATATGTTATACCCCTATGATATTTTGTAATATTTTTTTTCAGACAAAATTAACGTAACTTGTTTCAGATATTTTCGGTTTTTAAAAAAGGTGGTATGTGTATTATTTTAGTATATTAGATTTATGGTATAATTATGAAAGAATACAAAGTTAAAGGTATAGTACATAAGGTATACGAGGTAGATGAATTGCCTTCGCATATTTCGTATGTTGATGATTGGCGTAA